CGCCACTTGGTTGTGCTGCCGTTACCTTGTAATGCGCTACTCATCAGTAATACCCATTTTTGATGTGAAACGTCCAAGCCTTGCATGGACTTTGATAACGTTTTGTGACATAGCGAAATGTTGCATCTATCTGTCTAAATGGGTCAAGGTCACGGTAATGCGTTGATCGCATTTGACCTAGACCGTAATGACTTCCATTACGAGCTGTGTAAGACCAACGGCTTTCCTTGGTAATGATCTTGTTAAAGCATTGGAATTCTTTATAGTCAATAATACGACTATGTGCATAGAGCTTTAAGTGATCTATTGAGTAGCCTGTTGCTGTTGCATTTGTAATGCTACTTATTGAAAGCAATGCCGTAAGAGCATAGACCTTGCCCATTAGCCGATTACGCCCTTGCGAGCTACCCGCCTCAGCGGCTCGCTTCAAGCGAAACCAGCGTACCGCGTCTGTCAAGGTTAACAGGTTATTGAGCGCACTCTTGGGCGTTGCGCACACCCTGTGGATAACGTCTGTGGATAACTTCATAGATTCAACCGATCCTCACAAGGCTTGCAAAACCATACGACTAAGCCGTCGTCACGGTCATACTCGTTAACCATTGTGTCGTTGTCGCAGCTAGTGCAATTCATAAACCCACCAAATCCGCTAAAGCTGTAAACCTTGCCGTCAGTTGCTTTGTAAATGTCTTTAGGATTTATCATTGGTGACCCCACCCTTTTCCCTTAAATGTAATGCCAAAGGTTGAGTAGGTGCGACTCATGTTTGCACCACAACACATTGGCTGGCTTTCGTCGTGTATTGACTTTTCGATCTCAATAGTTATGTGGCACACAATGCACTTAAATTCATAAATCGGCATCTGTGCCAGCTATCTGGGCAACACCCATAACCTCACACTTTGTGCATTGAATAACCTCAACACCTGGTGGCAGGTTATCTGTAACCTTATGGACTAGCTGCAATGTAATCTTTTTGCATACTCGGCACTCAAATTGCACTTTGTTCATGGTGTGACTTCCTTAAATTTTCTATTGGTTGCAGGTTGATCTGCGTAACCCACCAAGTCGGTTGCTTGCTGTGTCGATAACGTGGTTTTTGAGCCATTGCAATAGGTATCCAACCTTTAATGACATAGTTTGGTGCTTCACCAGTTACTAGCACGGCAATGTCTGTTGGTCTGTCGTACTCGTAAACAATGAGCTGCCCTTGATCGTACTTAGTCCACTTGACCTCAATGCCTTTGCCTACATCAGCTGTGTGCTTGCCCTTGTCCACAAATGGGTCAAACGGCAAATCAAAGTATTTTGCCACAACCCATTCAGCACCAATTGACTCAGCGATCTCGGCTAGGTACAGATGAAATGACTGCACATGATAAACAAGTGGCAATTGACCTTTGTCGCTGGTGATCTTTACCGCAGCTACCATGCACAGACATAGTTCATTTGTTGTTAACTTCATTTTCATCTGCAACCACCGCAAAACCAAATGATGTTGTCGCGGTTGTCATAACCTTTTTGATAGCCAAAGTCGTCATGCTTTGACAGCATTGAGCATTTGTCACATTGGCTCATTTTGTAAATTGCTACAACAACACCGTTTTTGAGCAAACGGCAGGTCATTGTGTTTGGGTTGATCAGCTCTACATACTCACCCAAGACGGACAACCCATTGACCAGTGGCACCTAACTGGTACCACACTGGTTCACACTGACTTGCCTTTGCCTTCTCGGTACAAAAGAAACCGCCCCAGGCTTTGCCAGTCTTTGCTGACTCGCCCGTTTTCCAAACGCGTGTGCCATGAGGACAACGTGGCTTTTCATCTACTAGTTGACCACCAAGCTGCTCTGCGATCTCGTTGATTGACGAACCAAATGAGGCAACACCTGCCTGCTCTGCCTCTGCTGCTGTAGCAAAACTAGGCACGTCGCCGTGCTTTGTTGTCCAATAGTCGTAATCAACCTTGATGTCAGCTGTTGCGACTTTTGTTGTTAACTTTTCTACCTGTTCCATTGTCTCCCGAGTTGCTTTTTCTGTGCCTCCCATGACTAAAGCCATGACACGCATTAGTGCTGAGGTAACTGTGTCCTCTACAAACCAACGTTTCATGTTTGGGTTGTATGCAGCTAAATAACCATAAGCGTAGTCAGTGCCTGCTGGCTCAATTTCGGTTTGATTACGCCACCCATTAGCTTGTACCAAAAGGTAACCTTTCTCTGCATCAAACTCAACAATTTGTGCTTGCAATCTGCCATCTGGGTATGTTGCAATCCAGCGATCTGTGCGCTCTTTGTTGCCTTCATAGTTATCTAAAAACGCCATTAGCTGTTCTCCCTGTCATTTGCTACTACGTCGGCAATGTGTTGTGACATGCAATCAGCGCACGTTTGACCTTGTGGCTCGTGACAGCAGCCACGTGATGTTGTCATTGCGATCTTGATTAGATGTGCTAACTCAGTCATTTGCGCACCGCATTAGCTGCGTGACGACCAATTGCTTTGCCACGGACGACGCCTTCTCGGCGACCTTCCTTAAAGCCAATTGAATAACCAAGTGCAATTGTTGTAATTGTCCAGACGCTTAAAAAGAATAAACGCCACCATGACTCTAGCTGTGTTAGGTCTAAGACCATTTTTTTCTCCCGATCTAGGTTGGTAACGGCTACCACCTAAATACAGGGTGAAGCATGAGACTGACAAAATCAAGTATTGCGCGTGTTATGCGGCGTGTCGCCTAGCCAAAAATGACAACAATTCTGCCTCGTCTACTGAGTCGTCAATTGTGCGGCGAACGTCAATGAGCAAATCGTCCATAACCTTTGCTATCCGTAAACCTTGCCGTCCACAATAAATGAACCGTCGCGCTCAATAGGCACGATCTGTGGACTGACCTTTGCGCCCTCAATGCGTAAGATGCCAAAGCCTTGTGTCCAATTGGCTGTGCCTTTTGTGTACTTTGCAGCTGAAAAACGCATAAGGTTGCCAACCTCCATGCCCCACAATGTCCTGCCAATTTTGTAACCGCTTGACTCTGTAAATGTGCTTATGCCTAAACGGTGTGTGTGACCCTGTACGACCGATTTGCCGTGCAACCTAGCTGCGCGTAAGGCAGATGCACCAGCATTGGGCGTAGTGCCCTGCTCGTCGCCGTGAATGGCTATCCAGTTCGTACCCTCAATGGCATAAGGCTTTCGGTAAAAGTCAATTCCTAACTCGTCCAGCTTCATAAAATTTTCATACCGCAGCTCTGGCGCACCTAGTAATGCAGGTAAACGGGTGGCAATGCTGTTAAACAATCGGTCTGTGTGATTTGACCTGACCATGCTTGCCTTTGGCACATACCTGGTTAATTCCCATAACAGCTCTACGCAGCGGTCACGATCTTTGCCAATAGTCGGCTCATGTTCCTCAGACAAACCACGCGACCATTTGCTAATCGTATTAAAATCTATTTCGTCGCCAATTGTGATGACTTCATCTGGCTTAAAACGCTTAATAAATGCCGCTAAATTCTTTGTCGCTCTGACGTCCTCAAAAGGCACTTGGAGATCTGACACAACGACGATTTTGCGCATTAGTCGTCGTCCTCGTCGTCATAATCGATCGAGCCAATTTTGTTCGGGTCGACTGGCTCTGGCAAAAGCCAGCCAGGGTAAGCGTCTTTGTCACTTAAAATGCCAAGTGCAAGCTCTACGCTAAAACCAGCTTTACGCAATGCTTTGTAATACTCGTTAAGTGCAATGGCATACATTTCAAGCGCAGAATAGTTATCCTCTTTGACTGTAACTACGCGCTTGCGTGTTTGACGTTTGGCTGCCATAGCATAAGTCTAAAGGCTAGTCAATCATTTTCTGGACAAGCCACTCTAGCCTGTCCTCAATTCTGTTGACCTGATCTTTAAGGCTCGACCCACCATTAGGAGAAAACTCACGCATTATTGCACTAACCATAACGCGCACCGAACCGTAGACAGCAGCAGCAAGCGAAAGAATAACGCCTGCTACCGCTGCCCACTCGTTAGTGGTCATTCCCCAGTGACCCCAAAACTTTTGTCTTTAGGATTTATTGCACGCAAAAGAACGGGTGCAACAGCTGCAATACCTGCATGCAGCAAAACCTTTGGGTCTTGAATTCCTGCCATGTATAGGGCAAGCATTGCCGCTATGAACGATCGAGCATAGCTGGCGGCAGCTTCTTTGACTTTGGCTTTGTCCATTTTTTCTCCTTTTTTGTCTCAGCTACATTTGTAGCAATGACTGGGTAGTCGCCTTTGTATGGTACAAATTTTGGTACACCAAAACCTACAATGTCGCGCTTCAATGATCGTTGCTTAATCATTACCATGCCGCCATTGCGTTGGTCACCTGTACCAGATGTGTTGCCCTCAATACAGGTAACGACGTCGCTGCCATGCTCAAATGCAATAACAATGCCAACGTGACTTATACGATCTACGCCGTCATGTGGAAAGTCCATGAACGCCAATGCGCCAAGACTTGGCAAATTTGACCAGCGGCTAGTTTCCTTAAATTTATGCGCACCAACAGCTGTGCTGACGACGCTGTGCATTTTGACACCAGCTTGATTTGCACACCAATTAACAAAACTGCCACACCACGGTTGACCGTCAAAGCCAGTAAATTTGCCGTACTTTGTAAGGTTGTCGCTTTCCTCAATTGTGCCAACCTCAGCTGCTGCGACTTCGATCAGCCGTGCATTTGTACCGTCTGGATAAATCACGACAACAACAATTTTACTTCGTCATAAGTAATGCCCAATTTGGCAAGCAATGCAGCTTTTTCGGTTGCTTTAATTTCTGCGGCTGCAAGTGCTGCTTCATTTGCTTTTTTATAATCTAAACGCGCTTTGGTTTCAGCGGCAGTTTCTTCGCGTTCGATAATTATTTCTTCGTTTGTTTGCAAATTGAATTCTTTTTCAATAATTTTCATAATTGCTCCTTAAGCACTACCATAGATGTACATTGTTCCACCGTTAAAAGTACCAGTATTCGTTAATACTGTCACAGAACTAATTGTGGCAGATGAGTCAAAAATACCGTTTACAATTCTTGCCTGTTGTCCATTTCCAGAACCAGCATCACCGCTTCCAAGACTTGAAAAAACTTTTACTCCAGCAGAGTTGCAACCATCTACGATAGTTCCACTAGAAAAAACACTAGCTGCGTCTGAGCTAAAACCACCAAGACCTATACTCGTTGTAGCAATAGTGCCTATGTCATTGTAATTAGCTGCGCTATAAGTAGAACCAATAGTATAACGGGGTCCAGCTGCGCCATAAACTGATGAACTGTTGCTGTTAAATCTTAAAGTAACAAAAGCACTTGTATCATCACTTTCTGCTTTTACAACTAAAATGATAAGACTATCTTTACCTGAAATGCCACTGACTGTTGTGGATGCACCACTTAAGGTAGTGCCGCCAGAATTAAGTAATGAATAATTTTTTCCACCGCCAGCTGGTGCAGACCAAACAGGAACGCCACCACTTACTGTGAGGACATTTCCTGTGCTGCCAATGCCAAGT